GAGTTGTACAGTTGCACAACCAATTTAGGAATAAACGCCCGTCGTGTTACATACGAGAGTTCGGTGTACTGGCTACTGCCAGTGCTGGGAATAATACCGCCGCCAATAGCCATAAAAAGCTCCTAAAAAAATCCCCTGTTTACTCTACACCTTACAAGCCGATAGGCCTAGTAGGTTTGCGAAATTCTGACATTGCCTGTGCAGCCACTTCCCGAGCAGCTTGAACGGGATTCTTGTGGAATGCCGACAAATCAAACTTCTTCATTGGATTGGGATTGTAGCCACTTGGCGTAGGAATCGCTGCTTGCTTCATGTATTTGTGGTACTCAGCAGCAGCTTCGTGATTGGTTATGCCCTTGTCTAGCATGACTTTTTCCACTTCTTGGATTTCTTCTCTGCTAGATACAAGACCTTTGTCCATCAAAGATTTGCGTCGGTATTCCAAGTTATCCATAGCTTCACGCTCGGCTTGCTTGGCATCACGGGCTGCAAGTTTGCTTTCAAAGTCTTGAAACTTTTGTGCGTAACGCTCTTCCATCTCGACTTCGGGCATCACCACATCTGGGCGCACCTTCTTTGCAAGTTTTAGAAAAGAGCTTCGAGTTTCTGGATTGTCGGACAACTGTTTTGCCAGTCGGGCCAATTCATCTCGCGCTTCGTAAGACACATCTTCAAGTGACATAACTATCCCCTAGTTGGTTAATAACGTTTGCTGCCGCCACGCTTGGTGGGGGCGCGTTTTGTTTGATACGGGTTTTTCATCAGATGATTTTCTTAGTGCCGCCTGGTTTCTCCAGCGTCATCTTGTTTTTGTACATCTGACTGTTGATAGCAGCGCCATCTTTGCCGCCGCCAACTTGAGAAAAACGTGGCGGGTTAAAAATTTGACCGTTCTGCATGTTGTTGTCAGTCGGTTTGCGAATGGGGGTAGAACCGCGAGGTTTGAACAAATCCATGATAGTTCCTTACATTGGGAGGGGTGGTTGCTGAGTGCCTGGCATCGGTGCTTGGGCAATGCTTCGTTGCTCTGGTGTTGCGCCACCCGCTTGCGGTAGCGTTTGCATCATTTGCATGATTTCTGCTGGCATGAGTTCGCGGTTCTTTGCTTCTCGCTTGCCAAACATTTTGTGCAAAGAGCCTAGCGACTTCATAATGTTTTGGCCTTCTGGAGTCTCACTGCCAAGCGCAGGAAGAGATTGTTCCAACAAGTCCATAGCCATTTGAATGTTGATGTTTGCCGCAGCCTTGCTTCCCATCTTGGGTTCAGGCGTAGACATAGGAGATGCCATCGGAGGGGTAGACGAATCAGCCCCAGAGCCAGCAGCGGCTGGCGCAGGAATGTCGGTGTTCTCAGGGGCTTGCCCCTGTTGAATCAACTCCATCATCTTGTCCATCGGCATATCAGAATCCTTTTATAAGTAGCGGTTAGTTACCATCCAACCGCCAATGATGGGTTGCATCCAGTGCAAGCAGTTAGGGCAAGCCCTAATTACTTACGCTTGGACTTGCGCATACCTTTACGTGCTTTACGTGCCATGGTAGTAGCTCCTTAAAACCGGCCACATTTATTGGGAATGCAGCCATACCCTATCCGGTTCCCCGAATTCATTGACGCTTGGTTGATCGACCATCAGTTCTTTTCTGAGTGCCGCCCACATTGCTGCGGTTATATCCTACTTTTTCGTTCCGCGCAACACTCTTGTCGCTAGTATATCGCGGCGCGTTGTTGGGGTTGCTTACCCCCCGTGTCATTTCAGAATCTGATGCCATCATTTTTCCTTTGGCTGTTTAGGCTGCTGGGCTGGCGCTGGAGGCTGGGCTGCTGCTTTTGCCGCCTCTTGCTTCTCCAGTTTCTCTAAATCGTCTTTCAACAATTGTTTCATCGGCGGGTCAACCAAGTCAATCAGACGTTTCTTATCAATCACCTTAGCGTCAAACAACTTGAACGCTAAGTCTCGGCTGTCTTCCATGAAGATCGGGCTATTGCTATGGGCGTCTACCTTGACAACAAAGTCACTGGTAAATTGCTCTGCAATAAACGTCATGTTTGTCTCGTCTTGATAATGCGTATCGTCGTATGCTTGCATAATCTTCAGATACAGCGTCGCCAGCTTTTCCAACGAGTCTTCAATAATCAACGCACGTTTCTTGGCTCGGCTACTACCCAGACGGGCAAGTTGGCTTGCGTGTCCGGCAGAACGAACGCCGGTTTCACCACGGCCTTGCAATACGCTAGAAATGCCGCTGGCCTCTGCAAACATGGCGTCTATCTCGGCGATTTCTTTAAACAAGTCTTCTGGTATTCTGGGCGCAAGTTCTTCAACTTTGCCGCCAGGTGTGTCAGACAGAATGAACGAACTAGGAGAGTTCAGTGCAAATGCTTTTTCGTCTGTGATGCCCATAAAGCCAGAGAACGCTTTGGGCGGGTTCACTTGCTTGGCAAGCAGCATGGAAATTTCTCCCACGCGCTTTGTCCGCAACTCTTGCAAGTAGATCAGCTTCTCCACTTCGCTCTGACCCCAGAAATAGTCGTACAGCGGGTTAGGAGAGATTTGCACAAACGGGCATTCGCCTTTGATAAACATGGATTCACCGCTGCGGTCATAAATGACGACATACGGATTTGCCATTGTCACCACTTGGTAGTCTGATGATTCATCGTCCCACACCCACATCTCTGCCATCTCCACCACGCCTTCGCCCACTTGCGCCTGGTAACGGCTCATGCTTTCCAAAGACAGGTTTACGTTACCAGTAACGTTTGGCTGCGTCTGCGAAAACGCCAGCCGGTTCATGGCATTAGGCGTTTCATCTTTAGGTTTTGGGCCTTCAAAGACTCGCTTGAGAATGCTCTCCCGTTTCGGATGGTTGTACAGGCGCGTGTACAACTCCGACTTGGTCATGTAGTATTTGTGGCACAGAGCCTCTTGCCGGTCAGTGTAAGGACGGTCTTCTCGAAGCACGCCAATAGTGCCTGGCTCGATTACATACGGGTGAATGCTTCCGTTCTTGCCGACAACAACTTTGACAAACGTAGAGTTGTAAACCAGCGACCAGTTGATGGCGGTAGAGAACACTTGGTCAGTGTTGCTGTTGAGCCACTCGTCGTTCAGCGCACGGGTCAAGACTGGAATCTTGGTATGTTCTGACTTGTCAACAGACGCACCAATGTTGATAGAGAAGCGCGTTGTTTCTGACGAATACAAGAAAGAGTTGAGCTGGTCTATGTGCGGCGCTATTTTGTTGAACAGCGCGGGAGGATCATCAGGCGATGAACCAAACAAAAAGTAGCAGCGTAGCTTGTCGTACTGGATCTTGCGTTCATCCACGGACACCAGACACTTCTGCATGAGGTCTACATAGAACGCTTCTCGCGCATCTGGTGACTTAGGAATAATCATTTTGAGATACTCAAGTTTTCATGATCCCGTTGGACGATGCTAGGTGCGAGGGGCTTAATTCTGCCAGTAGCTTGCGCTAATTGTAGACCGTTAACAGATTCGTCTGCAATAGGGCGGATGTCATACCCGCTGATCTGGCTTGGGTTGCCCCACTGCACTGCATACGGGTTCTGCGGCTGCTGGTTATACCTTGGCGGCTGCGCCTCCCCTTCTCTAACGGACTTAATGTCGCTCATACCAAAGTCTTGGGCCAAACCTTGCATAGTAGTGTCTGCATGCCTAGTGCTATCAGACCGCAATCCCACTGGTTGCAAGAATGCAACCCTGACAGCATCACCGTCACATCCTTTAGGGCAGCGAGGCTCCCATGCTTCAAAAAACCCATGTGCAAGACACTTGTAATCTTTAAGTACGCTCATTTTCAATCCCCATTGAGGTCATGTTCACTGTAATCGTGCCGGTTGACCATACCCACACGCAGCTTTAACTGTCCACCAACCAGCTTTAACCCCATACTTGGGGATAAATTAGGCTTTGGTTCTTTCCTGTAATCCACATATCTGGTCTGATTTCGGCGCACCATAGTCTTCACCATGCCCCGTTTCCAAGCGTCATACCCCTTGTTGACCCGTATTTGCACCGTTTCGGACAGCGGTTCTGTCTGATACACGAACACATCCATCATATAAAACTTGTTTATGCCGCACAGTTCGGCAAACATAGCATGTGAAATG